GTTATTCCCGATGATTGTTCCAATAAACGCACTAAATTGTACAAGGAGTTTATAAAGGATAACCCAAATGCTTTAACAAAAGGTGATTCTGTTAGACTAAGTAGAATGTATGATAACCTAAACTCAAATGAATTTTACAGGAGTTTAGAGGATAATTATGATGCTCATTCAGAGCATAGCTTTTATGCTAAGAGAGATGGTTTGGATTTCCGGATACGTCCCGATAAGCATTATAGCTTTAACGGGGAAATACTACACGTTGTTGATTTTAAGACAACAGGAGATTGTAGTACATTTAGATTTGATATGTTAAAATATGGATATGACTTACAAGCGGTTTTTTATTCGGATGTTCTTGGGATTAATCCCGCTGATTTTTATTTTATTGCTATCGAAAAGACATATCCGTACACGTGTCAAGTCTTTGGATTGTCTGAGGAGTCAATTAACAAAGGAAGACGCAAAATGGATATAGCTATTAATAAGATTAAGAGTGGCGAGAAGTCTATTGGTTACGAATTAGTTGAACGAGTTTAATTATATATTATGACAATAGATATTTTAACAACATACATTAAGGATGAGGATTGCTATGGATTTGATTTTATAAAAATTAACTACAAATCACTTTTATCAATTCATTACGATGCATTCTTCAAAAGAGTATCAATAGAGTTGTTCTTTAGAGTAATAAAGTGAAGCGTTCTAAGAAGTCTAGGAACAATGGTTCTATGACGGAGGCAGCATTCTTTGGTTGGATTAGATCATTGCTTAGAATGCGTTATATGAGGGGATGGAAGCCACACAATGAGGTGGCTAAAGAGAACAGAAGAGCCATTACTAAAAAGAGTAGGGCAAAATGGGAATATCAATGCGCTGATTGTAATGATTGGTTCCTTAGGAAAGAAGTTGACATTGATCATATCATTCCCTGTGGTACATTAAAATCATTTGAAGATTTATCATTATTCTGCAAACGATTGTTTGTGGAAAAAGAAGGATTGCAAGTCTTATGCAAGGTTTGCCATAAAAATAAAACACATGACACTTAAACTAATTCACCATTACTTTAAACATTTTAAAGAGGACAAATTCGTAAACTTGACTTTAAAGGGTAACGAGGTATTTGCTATTAATAAAATAACAAACTGCAAACAAATCTTTGTTAATTCAGAAGAAAGCATTAAGATTACAGATAAGAAAGACTTAGATAAGGTAAAAAAATATATTTATGGCAAATAGTATTGAATTTAAAAAAAAACACAAAGCTAAAACAAAAGATATGTTAATATTTGACTCATTAATATTTAAAAAAAGAGATGATTATGATAGCGTGGAAGAGGCTTATCATATGTTAAGACATGATTACATGAAACATTCTCAAGTTTTTTTACCGGCTAACTACGCTTGTTTTAGGACAAATATATCTGTTGGTGCAAAAAAAATATTATCTAGAAGCATGAAATTTAAACACATTCCAAATGCTTGACTCATTTTTAGAGAATATTGATCATCTGCATGATTTAGTTGTTATTAAGACAAATATATCTAAGGAAGTGAAGAAGGATGTTATAATGCGTATTCGGACAATGAAAAAAAACATTGTAGAATACGTTGAATCGAATTCATTAGCAGAGGTAGATGGAGTTAACGATGATAAGTCTGACTTTTGGGATTGGATAAACAAAGGTAATAATGCTCAGACAACTTTTATTGATAAATATGACAGAATATTTAAATGGAAGAAGGGTTGGGTTCATTCGTGGACAGGGTATTCAAACGAGGGTAAATCATCTTGGTTGTATTTCATGATACTTATAAAACTTTTGCGAGATCCGGAAGCCAAGGTTGCCGTTTTTTCTCCCGAAAATTATCCTCGACATAAGTTTGTGAAGGATTGGGTAAAGACAATGTTAGGTAGTGATCCAAAATACTCTACTAGACTAAAATGTGAGAAAATGATAGAGCAATTTAATGACAGATTGTTTTACGTTTACCCCTCAAATCACGATATTGAAAGCATTGAGGCTCAATTTAAAAATCTAATAAAGCTACATAAGGTGAATATTACGGTTATTGATCCATTCTTAAAGGTTAGTAAGCCTAGTACAGTAAATGATTTGCAGTATTTAACGTCATTTATTAAAAAACAGGAGGTATTCTCTAAGAGTTATAATGTCAGCCATCACATAGTATATCATCAAACAACTCCTACTATCGATGAAACCGGCAACTACCCCGAACCCGATATGTATAAGCAAAAAGGGGGTGGTAACATAGCTGATGGATCAGATACAGTTAGTTCTGTGTGGCGCCCTTATCAGAAAACTGATGAAGAAGATAGAACTGTTATTGTTAAAACACAAAAGGTTAAGGATTTTGATGTATTTAAGAAGGGATATCTTAGGCTTCAGTATAATCTAAGCAAGAATAGGTATTTCTTAGATGGAATTGATATCTTTGACGAAGCAATGAAAAATAGTAAATTTAAAGAAGAACTATTTTAAAATGAAAACAATATTATCAATAATAGCGTTATTTAGTGCTATAGTAGCACCAAACGCAACAATAGAGAACATTCCTTACGAAACTTATTACTCTATAGACTATCAAGATGTATCAATTGATACATTGCTACAGAGCATAATACTTGTTGAATCCAATGGGGATTCTTCAGCAGTAGGAGATAAGCATATGAAAACCCCTAGTATTGGGTTACTCCAAATTCGTGAGGTTATGGTAGATGAAATTAATAGAATTTTAATAAAACGTGGTGAAAAGCTGCGGTACCTTTACAGGGATAGGTGGAGTGCGACTAAGTCAATAGAGATGTATTATATATGGAAAGATTTTCATCATGAAGACTCTAATCCGGAAGTTATTGCAAGGAATTGGAATGGAGGTACTTACGGTTATAGAAATCAATCTACAATAAATTATTGGGCAAAAGTTAAAACTAAATTAACGACTTATGAAAAATCCATTTGAAAGAAATGTAGAAATGTTAGAAGATTTATTATCATTTTATAATTGTGATCCAAAAATAATGAACGGGATGAGCAAGGAAGAAGCTATGATAACTCTTATTAATTGCATGATAAACTACAATGAAGAACTATCTTGTACTCTCATTGAGGATCAGATAGATGATATTTTAAGAAATGATTAAAATTCCAATTTACAAACCAAAAATAACATCAGTTAAATGCGATTGCAAACATATTCCAAGGATAATTACGAAGGGAATCAGGATAAAGGCTGATTCAGAGAATTATAATCAGAGTAAAATTGCTCATGCTTACATACACCTTAATGGTGAAATTGAATTTGTATTAAATGATGAGATGAAATCTGAAGATGATGATGATAATTTAATAATTAAGATGCTTGTAAGGCATGATTACGACATGGATAAGTCAGATAGTCTTCGAAGTATTGTTTTTACTACAGATTGGCTTTTAGCATCTCAGTTAGATGCTTTAGCTTGGCTTTGTAGGAAGTGGTTCTCTCAGTATAACACTAAGAAAATAATTAACGAATGTGGTGAAATATTTCCCATGATATTATTAACAAAATACATACAAAATGACGGATTTACAAGATACGTTTCATGATGATTTAGATTTTGGGCATAAGGGAGAGGAGGTTGTATTGCAATACATTAGGACAAAATATGAATGTGCAGTTCGTATTCCTAAAAAATTCTCTGACTATGATATTTGGATTCCCGAAATAAGAAAAAGTATTGAGGTTAAATACGATATTAGAAGCAATGATACGGGTAACTTCTTCATTGAATTATACATGAATGGGAAACCATCCGGATTGCTTTCTAGTAAGTCTGATTGGTGGGTTTTCTATGATGGTAATAGGTTTTATTGGATTGAATTAGAAAAACTAAAACAACTAGTAATACTTTCATCTAGTAATTGGATTGAAGTGCAACCAAAGGGTGATAAGCTACCCAAGAAGGCATTCATAATCAAAAAGTCATTAATGGATCAGCATTCATTTAAAAATTTATTTTGAATTTTGGTAAAACAGAACTTCACAATATATTTAGGGCATTTCTTGCCTTATTATCATTTCTTGTAACAGTTTCATCTATTATTATTTTAATAAAATATGCGATTCTTAGTAATTATTAAATCTCAAGCAAGTGGTGTTAGCTACCATAGATTGATAAAGCCATTTGAAAAGCTAAAGGAAAGAGGTTATTCAGTTGATCTTGTGAATAAATATCAAGAATCAGATATTAATCCGGATAAGTATGATTATCTAGTATTTAATAGGGGTTTAGGTTATGATTATGATGATTTGGAAATCATTAATAAATTTAAGGATAAAGGAATTAAAATAATAATGGACATCGATGATTATTGGGTTCTTCCCGATTACCATCCTATTGTTTGGAGGGGTGATGTTGATTATGATATGTGGAAAGGAAGTATTTTAGCTAATTTATCAATGGCTGATTATATTTGGACATCTACGGAATCACTTAAATCAAAGGTACAGGACATGGTACCAAATACTCCAATAGTAATAGCTAGGAATGCTATAGACTACGATAATGAAGCGCAATGGAGTGATGTTAGGGGTAAGTCTAGAAATAAAAATAAGGTTGTTATTGGTTATGCCGGTAGTACAACTCATTATAAGGATTTAGATGCTTTGCAAACACCAATAAGAAGAATAAATAGTAATAGATTTTTAAGAAAGAATGTTATATTTAATTTATTCGGAGTTGATAATAAGACAGACGTTGGTAAAAAGGTTTGGAGACATCAAACTGATATCGTTACTGTTAAAGGTAGATTTAATAATGTTCATTTAGATGGTGGTAAGAATGTTAGGGAATACGCTTATTTTTATAATGAGATGGATATATCAATAGCATCTTTAATTGATAATGAGTTCAACAGATGCAAGAGTGAATTAAAGATAATTGAAGCCGGAGCAAAATACAAACCATTTATTGGATCCGACATGATAACATACAACAGGGCAGACGCTAATATTGATTTATGTGGTACTTCAAATGATTGGGTTGATTCCATGAAGGAGTTGATTATGGATAAACATCTAAGAGCAGAATTAGGTAAGGAATTGGGTGAATACGTTAGGGATGAATATATAATTGATAAAGAAAATCAAGCTAGACTAAGTATATTATGAATTTAGGTGAATATTCAGAATCCCTTTTCGCTACACGTTGCCTAGAAATGGGATACGTTGTTTCTAAGCCATTCTCTCATTATAGTAGATATGATTTAATAATTGATATTAATAGTTCATTACATAGAGTCCAAGTTAAGTCTACGGATTACTTAAGGAAGGACAACCAATGTCATGTAAAAATTGATTACACTAAAGAAGAGATAGATTGGTTTGCCGTTTTTTTTAAAAGGTTTGATTTTTGGTACATTGTTCCTGTTGAGGCGGTTCAAGAAATTAAACAACTAAGTACAACAATTGATCTTAATGTTAGGTATAAAATATTTAAGGATAATTTTGGATTTTTAAGACACGGTGCTTAAATTTGATTATTATTAATCAAAATAAATATAGATATGGATAAAGATGTATTAAAAGGATTGTTCGAAGCTATTAACCCTAATCCAAAGCCTAGTACTAAATGATTTGTGTTAACTGTAATAAGCCATTTCAGAAAAAAGAAAACGAAGGAGTAATCGGTAGACTAAGGAAATACTGTAGCGTGAAGTGTAGAAGCCAAAACTACAATAGGGTTTACCGTGAACGAAATAAAAACAGTACAGTTTTACCTTCATCTAGGAATATTAGTAAAATAATTAATGGTGATTTTAGTAAGGGCATTACTGTAGATAATGATTGGTTTTTCTCTACTAAACTAGAGGATTGGTGTTCATCTAGAGAGTCTAAGTCTAGAGCAAAATATAAAAAAATCAAACAACAAAAATTAAAAGAAGAAGCTGAAAATGAAAAAAATGAAGAGTAATTTGTATGATATGCTATTTCATAATGCATTATCAAAAAAGAGTAAGGCAATTCTTACATTGGATCTAATGACTAATAATCCTGTAGGGATAGGTGATCATTCAACGGATGATTTTTATAGAAACGCAATAGAGGCTATTGAAAACTTAGCTGAAGCAGATGATGAGTTAGATGCAATTCATAAGTATTTTAAAAAATAATTATAATGCGTATAGGGAGGGATACCGTGGTTAAGTTTTTGTTTTGGATATCTTTTGCCTTGATTTTAAACGGATGTTCCGGATTAGAATTATTTATCATGGATCAGAAAGCAATTGCTAGAGGTAACAGGAGTAATTACGTCAATAAATTACCTCACAATATACCAAAAGATTTTAACTGCAATGCATCAGTAATTATAATAAGAAGTTCTCCTCAGCTTTATAAAGCTTCCCCAATAATAAATAGAAATGTTTTTAGAGCAAACTATCATATAAACTGCTCACAACATTACCACAATAAAAGGAACAATTAATTCTAATTGGATCCTGTATAATTCCTAAAAGTTTTTTTTTAATATTTTTATTGAAATTATTT